AAATGTTTCTTCATCTGTCCTATCAGATTAGGGGACCCTAATGGAACTTACATGAATTTCAAAGGACCGGTAGAAATGGTAGTAGCCGCTAGCGGTGCAGACGTGCCGGGCTCTCTGAGCTATACAAATGCCACAGGAGCACCCGGAGAAAAAAAAGCGATGCAGTTTACCGGAAAAGAAAAAATATCCAACGAATTAGGCGCGGGAGGGTGGATGTATGCAGACATCGGCGCAGTAACTGCAACAACCATTAACGAACTGAGAAAAGCCGTAGCAGTGCAGCAGTACTATGAAGCACTTGCAAGAGGTGGCAGCAGATACCGCGAACAGGTACAAGCACTGTGGGATGTAACTATCTCGGATAAAACCGTACAAGTGCCGGAATATCTTGGCGGTGGCAGATACCACGTCAATATTAACCAGATCGTACAGACCAGCGGACAGCAGACCAACGAGAATACGCCGATCGGCGAAACTGGCGCAATGTCAGTAACGCCAATCAATGAAAGCAGTTTCACAAAATCTTTCGAGGAGCACGGCTTTGTAATCGGCGTCTGTTGCGTGAGACACAATCACTCGTACCAGCAGGGACTTGAACGTTTCTGGAGCAGAACGGACAGACTGGACTATTACGTGCCTCAATTTGCAAATATTGGCGAGCAGCCGGTAAAAAAGAAAGAAATCATGCTCACAGGCGATAGGACAGATGAAGAAACATTTGGTTATCAAGAAGCATGGGCAGACTACAGAATGAAACCGAATCGAGTATCTGGCAAAATGCGAAGTAACGCGAGTGGTACATTAGATTTCTGGCACTATGCCGACAACTATTCAACCGTGCCGATGCTATCGCAAGAGTGGATGGCAGAAGGAAAAAAAGAAATCGCAAGGACATTGATCGTAGAGAACGAACCGCAATTTTTCGGAGCTATCCGAGTAGCAAACAAAACCACAAGACGGATGCCACTGTACAGCGTACCGGGCTTGTACAAACTGTAAGAAAGGAGGAAGCCCGGAGAAATCCGGGCTATTTTTAAAATGGCGGGATTATCAGGATTCTTAACAGCGCTCAACGTGGCCGGAAACATTGCAAGCACAGTTGGAACATTTGCAAACGCTGGTAAACAGATCGCCGGAGCATTTGGCGGATGGGGTCAAGAAGGCGGCAGCCAAAGCCAAGGCGGCAGCATAAGCCAAGGCGGTGGACACTCCGAGAGCGGAAGCCAATCAGGAACAAACATACAGCAAGTTGATGACTGGCTTAAAAAGGCATACGCATACCAAGGGCAAGAAGCTGCCATGCAAGGCAAATACAACAGTCAAAGTATGCTTAAACAAATGGGGTATAACACCTTACAAGCAATCATGCAGGGCGTATATAACCACATCGAAAACAGCGTAGCAATGAACTACAACAGTGCAGAAGCACTAGCAAACCGCGAATGGCAAGAGCACATGAGCAGTACAGCATATCAAAGAGCCGTTGAAGATATGAAAAAAGCAGGGCTTAACCCAATCTTAGCATTTGCAAACGGTGGAGCAAGCACACCGGGCGGGTCAGCAGGAACAATCAGCGGGGCAAGTATGGGGCTTGCAAGCAGCAGCGCACTAGGAGTAAGCAGAAGCGGCGGGTTTGTACCAAATGCATACTCAAGTTCAAGCTGGAGTCAAAGCGACTGGTACAACGCTGCGCAAAGCTGGCAACAAATGCTTAGCGAAACGCATATGTCACCGTACGGACTGCAAAAAGCACTTACAGAAGTCCAAGACAACACAAGCAAAGCCATCACAAAGGCAACAGATAAAGTAGGAAAACAAAAAGGCACAGAACAAAGCAGAAGTATGAAACCGCAAGACAAAACCGGGTCATACGGAGAAAAACGAAAGCCGGGTGATTATTTAAAATGAGTTGTTACAAGCCATTAATAAGGCTGTACAACCCGGAAAATAAAGACGTAAGCGGGCGGGTGTATTCACTTGCCCGCTTTTCTGAAATAAGCGGGAAACAGCTAAAATATGAAGACCTGATGTACAGAAAAAATGTCATGCTAATACCATGCGGACAGTGCATCGGATGCAGAATCAGACAAAAAGAGGACTGGACAACACGAATAGAATTAGAAGCACGAGATTATCCAAAAGAGCAAGTCTGGTTTATTACACTAACCTATGATGATAATCACGTACCGGGCATGATAGTAAAAACAGGTGAAATCATGCGAAAAGTGCAATACGTCTGGAAACCGGGAGAGAAGCGCCCTGAAAGCGTCCAAACGTTGCTATATACTGACATTCAAAAATTCTTAAAACGTCTCAGAAAGGCTTATAGGGGCAAATTACGCTATTTTGTAGCGGGAGAGTACGGAGAACAGACAGCAAGACCACATTATCACATGATACTGTATGGATGGCAGCCAACAGACCTAAAACACCTATACAAGATACAACACAACGGATACTTTACGAGTGAATGGCTAGCGAACCTATGGGGCATGGGTCAAATACAGATAGCACAAGCAGTGCCAGAAACATATAGATATGTTGCAGGATACGTCACAAAAAAAATGTATGAGATAGACGGTCAAAAAGCAAACGCATACTACGAACTAGGACAAGCAAAACCATTCGCTTGCATGAGCCTAAAACCGGGTTTAGGCGATCACTATTACCAAGAGCACAAAGAAGAAATCTGGCGGCAAGGATATATCCAATGCACAAACGGCAAACGCGCACAAATTCCGCGCTATTATGAAAAAATGATGGAAGCTGAAAACCCACAAAGATTGTGGAGAATTAAACAGAACAGACAAGCGGCAGTCATAGCAGAGAACCGACTTAAGTATGAAAATGCAGACTTTGCAGAGCAATGTAAGACAAAAGAAAGAGTGATAAAGAAGCAGATGAAGAAGAGGGGGACACTTTAACAATATCGTTGAAAACGGTTAGCCTGACTAACTGGGCACCGGTTAGCCTGACTAACTGGGCACCGGTTAGTCTAACTAACTAGAAAATGGTGTCACCTAGCCCAGTACCTATCAAGTAAGGTACTGGGCTTTTGTCGTCTAAAGGCTCCATGTATCAGACTATTCTGTCCATCAAATAATCTAATTTACACGTGCGCACACGCGCGATAGCGCGCACGCGCGCACGCGCAATATAATATTAACTTGTTGTAGAAGTAGTAGTAGGGGTAGTGGAAAAGTTGAAAAGTACTAAAATTTAACGCTAAAGCGTAAATAAAAGGCAAAAAATGCTGTTGAAAGTTTTGTTGAAAACTTGTTGAATTGTTGAAAGTTCGTCAAAATGACGAAAATCATTGTGCAACATTTTGTTGAAAACCTGTTGAAAGTGTTGAAAGTGTTGAAAACTTTGAAAACGGTTAGCCTGACTAACTGGGCACCGGTTAGAGTGAGCTAACAACTTGCCTACGGCAAGAACTGTGCAAAAAGGCAAAATTGCCTGCGGCAACCTTGCCAGTTTGCACAGTGAATATTACAATATAATTACAAATATTGAAAAAAGACTTGACAAATGATAAAATACTTATAATGCAATGTGAATTGCAGAAAACGAAAGGAGTAAAGGGCATGGAAATCAAAGCGTATCTAGCAGAAGCGCAAGGAAACGAACAAGTTACAGACCACTTCAAAGTAAAAGAATTTGCATGCAAAGACGGAACGCCAATCGTATTCGTTGACGATTATTTAGCAGTCATTCTAGAAATCGCGCGAAAAAAAATCAATAAGCCGATTGTAATCACAAGCGGATACCGCACAGTAAGCCACAACCAAAAAGTAGGCGGAGCAAAATACAGCTACCATACAAGAGGCATGGCAGCAGACATCAGAGCGAACGGAATAACGCCAAAGGAACTTGCAAAAGTACTAAACAGCATCGTGCCAAACAGCGGTGGCATCATCGTATATGACAACTGGGTACATTTCGACACACGAAATGAAAAATACAGAAAGGGGGTATAAAATGGCACTAATCAGCATTAAAGACGTCAAGCAGGCAATCCGCATTATGATGCAGATTCTCGAAAAGCTTGACGAAATCTATCATGCACTGCACGACAGTATCAACGAAGAAAAAAAGGAGTAAGCCATGATGAACAAGACATGGAACGTGCGAGATCAGACCAAAGAAGCACTGGAAGAACTACTCGAACGAAAGTATAAAGAAATCGATGGCAATTACAAAATGCTTAGAAAAGTGGCAAATATCGAAGACGCTAAAAGGCTAGTAGAAGAAACTTGGCAAGTGAAAAGCTTTGCAAACGCCATTGAAATGGAACTAATCAGAAGGGAGTATAACGATGGCACAACATCGTAAGAAAATGAGCGGCGCAAAAGATCGCCACATGTTCAACGTAACCGCGAGAAAGACGAAAGCTATCAACCTTAACCAGAAGCCCATGCGCGGTGGCATCCGGCTGTAAAAGAAAGGAAAAGACAATGGAGCATCTGTATTATGGACTATGGGACAACGTAGCAAAATGCTATGCATGGGTAGGCGAGAATAAGAACAACGCAACGTTTGCAAGAATGTGCAATGTAATGGCAAAGGACGAAAAAACCTTTGTAGGGCAGTCGCCGGAAGATTATACCGGCTATAAGTTAGCAAAATTCAACGACGAAAACGGCGAATTTGTCAACGACAACGAAAAAGTCTGGGAGGGCAAGCCGCATGAATAAACGATATGAAGAAGGGCGAAAGCCCTTCTTTTCTGAAAGCGGAGAAAAATTCCGGAAACAATACGTCTGGGTGAAAGACGAAAACGGGGAAGAAGTACTCCAAGAAACAGCACCGATCGACATTCAACAGGAGATCGAAAGCTATGCAGACGAATGTGATATCAAAAGCATCGTCCGAAAAGCTAGTTTTGACCCGCAGTTCCTTAAAAGCTTATCCGAAGGAGCAATGACGGGGGCAGAAGTGGACATCACCGAATTTCCGCAAAACATTCATGAGTATCACCGCATGATTGCGACCGCACAAGCAAACGCAATGAAGCTTAAAGAATTGTCTAAAATGACGAAAACAGACAATGCAAAAAGCACCGATCAGGCGCAAACGAATAGCAAAATGACGGAAAAGGAGTAAAAAAGTGAATCGAAACAATGAACGGCACTTCAACCAGATTCCAGAAATGAGAGCAAGCCGGACACGGTTTAACCGCGACCAGACGATTTTAACAACGTTTGATTCCGGCAAATTGATTCCGTTTTACGTAGACGAAGTATTGCCGGGCGACACATTTAGTGTGGACACGTCAGCGATCATCCGAATGACAACGCCAAAATATCCGGTGATGGACGATGCATTCATTGACTTCTACTATTTCTACTGTCCAAATAGAATCTTATGGGATCATTTCAAACAATTCATGGGAGAAGTAGAAGAAAGACCATGGTCGCCAGAAAAAACCTATAAAGTACCAGAAATCAGAGTAAGCAACGACAACAATCCAACATATCCAATGGAAGGTTCAATTCTCGACTATATGGGAGTGCCGACAAAAGTAAACAAGACTTTCAAAATTAACGCGCTGCCCGTACGAGCATACGTCAAAATATGGAACGAATATTTCCGAGACGAAAACGTAGGTAATGCAGCAGTATTCAAAACAGACGACAGCGACGTTTCATACACGGAAAACACCCAAAGCGAAACGATAGAAGAAGCGCTAAAAAACGCAATAACAGGGGGAAGATGTTTACCGGTAAACAAATTCCACGACTACTTCACAAGCTGTTTGCCATATCCTCAACGCGGGCCGGAAGTGGCACTGCCGATGACAGGAAATGCACCTATCAGATTAGGGGACATTAATGGAACTTACATAAATTTCAAAGGACCGGTAGAAATGGTAGTAGCCGCTAGCGGTGCAGACGTGCCG